GAAGGCGACTTCGATACTGGTAATGTTAGATACAAAGCTAGAGAGAGATACTCATTTGGGTTCTCTGACTGGAGAGGTATCTTCGGATCACCAGGAGCGTAAATTAACAAAGGAGGGGGTTATCCCCCTCCTACCTAGTATTAATTAGTTATACAGACTTGCTAGGAAGACGATATAGAGACTGTATGACAAAAGGTCTATATGACCAAGGAGATTAAAAATGGCTAATACAACTTTTACAGGTCCTCTTAGATCTGAAAGCACAGTTAAAACTGTAAGCAAAAATACTTCTACTGGAGCAATCACTGAAATAGCAACATTTGGTGATGGACCAGTAAGTCTTTCTGATGGAAACGTAACTCTTACAAACGCTACACACAGCGGAAGAATTTTACTTGTTCCAGATGGAAGTCAAGATAATACATACACATTACCAGCACCAGTGGCTGGATCTGTGTTTAGATTTGTTTATGCAGGAGGAGCAGCTGATGGCACTGATGCGATCATCATTACTCCAGGCAATTCAAACTTTTACATTGGTGGATTAACTTTTCATGACCAAGATGGTAATGCAATAAGTTCTGTATTTTCTGATGGTAACTCAAACAGTAGTATTCAAGTAAATGTACCACAAGCATTTGACATTACTATTGTTGGAAAAGACACAACTAATTATCAAATTTTTGGTAGTGTAACATCAACAACTGTACCAGCGTTTGCTGATCAGTAAAACTAACAATGTGGGGCTACGGCCCCACAGTTCTTGATTAAGGAGGGAACATGGCAGACACAGTAACAGGACCAACAATACTACAAGAAAACGACAAACAAGTTGTTATTAAAATTGTAGTTCAATCAGACGGAACAGGTAGCACAACAGTATTTGGCGATGTTTCAGCATTAAATGCTAGAAACGATGGCACAGCTGTGGCACATTTAGGATTACACAGAATATGGTATTCATGTCAAGGTGGTGATGGAGGTGACTCTTTTGCGCGTTTAGACGAAGAAGATTCTGATGGAGATATTCCTATATTGGCACTAACAGGTGCAGCGTATTGGGATTTTAGAGAGTTTGGAGGCATACCAGCAGATCAATCATCTAACAGTAACCAAAGCGATGTAAACTTTGTAGTTCCAGGTGCAGCTGACTCTGGTAACGTTTACACAGTCGTAGCACAATTTCAAAAAATATATTAGAGGTTTAGATGGCTTACTCAGGCACACAAACCTTTAATCTCTCAATAGAGGAGATAATAGAAGAAGCATTTGAAAGATGTCAATTAGAGACTCGTACTGGTTATGATTTAAAAACAGCTAGACGATCTATGAATCTGATGTTAGCAGAATGGGCAAACCGTGGTTTAAATTTGTGGAGCATAACTTATGCAACGCAAACATTAACTGCAGGTACAAACTTCTATGCTATTGATCAAAACGTTATAGATATAGTAGACGCTGTTGTAACAACTACAGCAGGTGCAACTTCTAATTTAGAAGGTGATAGCAGCACAACTGATGTTGCTGTTAACAGGATATCTAGAACTGAATTTATTAATTTAAGTAAAAAAGAAAACTCATCATCAGGAGACGCAAGACCTACACAATTTGCTTTAGTTCCTGGTACAGTTACAACTGGAGGATCTAGTGCTAGCGGTAGACCAGCAAACGATATGACTTTGTTTTTATATCCTAGCCCTGATAAAGCATACATATTCAAATATTTTTATCTTGCAAGAATAGAAGATGCAGGAAGTTATACTAATGAAGCTGACGTACCTTTCTATTTTCTTCCTTGTTTGACTGCAGGTTTGGCATACTATATAAGTTTAAAAAGAGCACCAATGTTAAGTGCAAATTTAAAAGCGGTGTATGATGAAGAGTTTAAGCGTGCTAGCGAAAACGATAGAGAAAGAGTTTCTTTTAGAATTGAACCAGCACGGGCGTACACACCATAGGAGGAAATATGCCAACATGTAAACATTGTGATCATGAATGTCATTGTAGTAATGGCGGTTCATGTTGCGGAGGACAGTGCCAATGTGGTAACTGTGAATGTAAAAAGGAGGACGAATGAGTAACCCAAGATATAACACTCAAACAGCAAACACCAGAGAAGCATCTAATAAAAAGATAGGTTCTTATGGTAGAGGTCAAAACGATATACCTACTGCTGTAGAGGCTGCTGCTGTAACTACAAAAGGTATTGCACCAGCAAAAGGTAAAGCACAGGATATTACACCTGAAGGAGTAAAAGCCCAAGCCACTTCTGGCAAAGGTCAAACTCAAGATGGTAAAGTGTCTGGTACTAAACTAGGAATGGGCGCTGCTAAAAAGGGCGGCAAGTATACCTGGAGCTAATAGATGGCTTACGCATCAGGAAAATACGCAAAATTTATTTCTGACCGTAGTGGTATGGAATATCCATACAACGAAATGGTTGTAGAATGGAACGGCGCACGTGTACATAAAAGTGAGTTTGAACCTAAAACACCACAGGACAGACCTAACAAGCACATGCCTGACGCAATATCTTTACAGTATCCAAGACCAGCAAGAGAAGAACCAGCAACAGAAAGATTGTTGCCTAGAAATGCTTTTACATTTCCAACAGGTGAAAGTATTATAAAAATTTTTGAACCAGGACACGGTAGGTCTACGGGCGACACTGTTAGATTTAGAAACGTTGTAGATATTTTTACAAACACTGTAAATAGGGCAAGTGGGCATACCATAACAAAAATAGATGATGATTTTTACAGTATAGCTACTGATTTAGCTCACGCTGGAGCATCAATAAGAGGAGGAGGAGAGATTGCTTCGGCAGGACCCGTAACCATATCATCATGACTACATACGCAGAACTAACACAACAAATTTTAGACTACACAGAAACTAGCACTGATGTATTGACATCTACAATTACAAACGATTTTATTGAGCATACAGAAAATAGAATATTAAAAGAAGCAGATCTCGATGTATTCAAATCACATCAATCTGTTACCTTAGTTGCGAGTAATCCTTTTTTATCATTACCTGGTGGAACATCACCAGATCCTACATCGCTTGCTACAATAAGAACTGTACATATATTTCCTGCATCAGGAACACCAACAAGAGATTTTTTAGAGCATCGTGATATAAGTTACATGAATGAATATTGGCCAGACAGAACTGCTACAGGCCAACCAAAGTATTGGTCATGGTGGGATCACAACACAATTTATCTTGCTCCTACGCCGGATTCAGCGTATAACGTGGAGTTAGGAATTACTAGATTACCAACAAGACTGTCTAGTAGTAATACAACCTCATGGTTAGGCAACAACGCCCCTATGGTTTTGTTGTATGGATGTCTTGCAGAAGCCTTCAAGTTTTTGAAGGGTCCAGCTGAAATGCTGCAATTATATGAACAATCTTATCAACGTGCTATGCAAGAGCTGATAGTTGAACAAACCGGTAGACATAGACGAGATGAGTACACGCATGGAGAATTAAAGTTTCCTATGCAATCTGTTAAAACAAATACTAGAGGAGAATAAACATGGCAATATCACAAGCTGTCTGCACAAGTTTCAAACAAGAGTTACTTCAGGGCACACACAATTTCACTGCTTCATCGGGTGATACTTTTAAAATTGCATTGTATACAAGTTCTGCTTCTTTAGGTGCTTCAACCACTGCTTTTACTACATCTAACGAGGTATCTGATTCAGGTTCTTACTCGTCTGGTGGGGGTACATTGACTAGTGTTACGCCAACAACTTCAGGTACTACTGCTATTTGTGATTTTGCTGACATATCTTTTACGTCAGCTACTATTACTGCAAGAGGAGCTATGATTTATAATAGTTCTGATTCTAACAAAGCAGTTGCTATATTAGATTTTGGCGGAGATAAAACATCTACAAGCGGAACATTTACAATTCAGTTTCCAACAGCTGATGCAAGTAACGCTATACTGAGATTAGCGTAGGAGTATAAATGGCATTAGTCATTAATGATCGTGTAAAAGAAACAACCACTACAACTGGTACGGGTGCCGTATCTCTTTCTGGTGCGGTAACTGGTTTTGAAACTTTTGCAGCTGGCATTGGTAATTCTAATACAGTTTACTATTGTATTGCACATCAAGATCAAGCAGAATTTGAAGTAGGACTAGGAACACTAGATGGTGATAGTTCTGATCTTACACGCACAACGATAATATCCTCTTCTAATAGCGATAGTGCAGTTAATTTTAGTTCCGGCACAAAAGATGTTTTCTGTACAGTACCGGCAAGTAAATTAATTTTTGAAGATGCAAACAATGATGTAACCATAGGTCGTAACTTAACTGTTACTGGTGATTTAACAATTTCTGGTGATGATTTAACCCTAACAACTAATACCAGTGGTGCTGCTCTTATTAGTGATGGCACAAACTTTAATCCTGTAGCCATATCTGGTGACATAACTATAGGAACAACCGGAACCGCAGCAATTGGTTCTGGTGTTATTGTTAATGCGGATATTAATAGTTCTGCCGCAATAGCAATGTCTAAAACTGCTTTTACAGCAGGAACTGGTGTAAGTTTATCAACCAACACACTAAGTGTA